AGGCATAGAAAATATCCCGACTGTACCAGTAAATGTCCGGACAGAGAATGGAGATCTGTCCGCTGATCTGCTGCTCAAAATGCTCTACCTCGCAAGTTTCTACATACCCCTCGGCATAGACATCGATGTTTACTGTCTTGTACCAGATTTTGATGTATCGGGACGGTTTGACCACATGATACAGCTGATGCCGCCGTTTCTCGATGCCAATGCCACGCATGGCAAAAGAAACGACCACGTTTCGCTTTTCGATGAAAGCGTTGTTCAGGTAGCTGCCGTTCATGCCTGCGTAAGAAGAAGTGGAAATCGTTCCGGCAGGCGGATTCAGACCTTCGATTTTGGAGGTCATGTATTGGTTGGCGGTGGTGGATAGGTTCACTTGTTCGCCGGATTCATTTTCGAGGATAAGGGTGAAATACATGGGATACCTCCTTGCTTTTTCTGGTGGGGTGTGATATAATAGATAAAAATGATAGGGGCATTAGCCCTGTAAATCGGAATTTGTGTGACGAATTATGATATTTAATTTAGAGACGAGGTTGTTAAAGATGAATATAAAACGTATGATTGAAGAAGATAACAGAATAGGCAACTTTATCAATGGAGAATTCTTATCCTATGCTGAACAGAATAATGTTGATTTGAATTATAATGAATTCTGTTTTATTGCGGAAAGCGATGATGGTGAGATAGTGGGTGTTATTACAGGTCGTGCATATTATAATGAGGTGCATATAGGTGATTTGATTATACATAAAGCTCACAGAAAATGTGGATATGGAAGTAAACTTGTTTCAGCAGTTGAGGAAACATTTCAAAATGCAGGATATGATAAAATTACACTCACGACATTTGGATTTCAAGCACCGGAATTCTATAAGAAACTTGGATATATCGTTGAATTCATTCGAGAAGATAAAAATCCTAAATTATGCAAGTATTTTTTGTCAAAGCGAATCATTCGATAAATTCCAGTTTACCACTCTACACATTCAACGCATTCCGTGTCAACCGATAAATCTCCAACCGTGACAATGCCTTCGGCGATTGATTGGTCTGATTCACTGTCTTTCGATTGTCCGTGTTGTAATAATTGTTCACCGTCCCACCGGAACTGTCGGGCAGCATTGCTCCGGAGATTCCATGCAAGCTGTAATTCAAACCAGAATCCATGGTCAGCTGCATGGCTTTCGCCACACCGCCCACGGCTTTCTCCACATACTTCTTGCTCTTGTCGATGCCCTTTGCCAGTCCTTTCATAAAGTCCGGCATCCAACTCTCGTAGTCTGTCAGCGGCCCTTTGTCCGGAACAGAGAAGTGCAGGAAATCCCGAATGGTATCGGCAACATTGGTGACGCAGTCCGCCAGCCAGCCGATGGCACTCTGAATGCCATCAATGATTCCCTGAATGATATCCCGTCCCCAGTTCCAGGCATCGGACGCCAGTCCCTTGATATATCCCACAGCGGCATCAAACCCATTCTGAATGGTGGACTTGATGCCGCTGATTTTGTCGGAAACCGCAGAACGAATGTTGTCCCAGATGCTGGACACCGTAGAAGAAATGCTCTGCATCACGTTGGAAATGGTGCTCTTGATGCTGTTCCAGACGTTGGATACCACCGACCGGATAGCATTCAGAACATTGGAAACCGCAGAAGAAATCTGATTCCAGATAGACGATACCACAGAAAAAATAGCATTCATCACACTGGAAATCGTGCCGAAGATGCTGTTCCAGATGGAAGAAACCACATTCCAGATTGCTGACAAAACAGAAGAAATGAAACCAGATACCGCATTCCAAACCGTAGTCACCACATCTTGAATTGCCGTTAAGACCGTGGAAATTGTAGTAGAAATGGCATTCCAGATGGTTTCAAATGTCGTTCGGATACCTTCTAAAATCGGCGTTAAAAATGTCACGATTGCATTCCAAATGGCACTGATCTTCTCCGAGATCCAGTCCATCACTCTGCCCACAATGATTTGGATGGCTTCAAAAATCGTCTGAAACAGATAACCAAATGCCGTGATCAGCGGTTCTAAGGTGGTGTAAATGGCATTCCAAACGGTCGTAATGACGTTATGAATCGCCTGAAATACCGTAGAAACCACAGTGTAAATGGCATTGAAAATCGTGCTGAAAAAGTTGTAGATTCCTGTCCAAATGGTGGTGAAGAAATCCTGAATCGCTGTAAATACGGTCGTTGCCACCGTCTGAATGGCAGTGACAATGGTGGTGAAGGTGTTGGAAATGGACGTCCAGGTGTTGACGAAAAAGTCCCGGATTCCGGTAACGATTCCTGTGAAGAAGGAAGCGATGCTGTTCCATGTATCCACGAAAAATGTTTTGATGGAAGTCCAGACTTCGTTCCAGCTTGTTCCGAACCACCCCAGCACCACATCTGCAATACCTTTCAGGGTATTCATGATATTGCGAAACGTGTTGACAATGAAATTCCAAATAGACGTAAAAATCCCCTTGATGCCGTCCCAGCACTGCTCCCAGTCACCAGTAAACAGACCAATCAGAACATCCAGCAGCCCCAGAAGAACGCCAGTAAACTCTGAAAAGATGTTGGAGATGTTTTGAAAGACACCTTCAAAAATAGGAGCCAGCAGATTGCACAGTTCATCCCATGCTGCTTTCAGCACATCGGTGAAACTCTCAAAGTCGAATCCCAGAGCATTTAGCCGGTCAGTGATGCCCTGTGTCAATCCAGTAAAGGTGCTTTTGATTTGCTCCCAGATGGCGATGATATTGCTTTTGAATTCGTCATTGGTTTTCCAGAGATGCACAAAGGCAGCCACCAGAGCGGCAACAGCTGCGATAATGGCAAGCAGCGGACCTAATGACACACCCAACGCTCCGGTAATGGCTCCGATGCCACCTTGCACAGCCGAGAAAAGGGCAGGCAGTTTGAACACTGCGGAAAAGACCGTCCCCACACTGGAAATGGTCTTTCCAAGCACCACCAGCATCGGACCCAGAGCAGCAGCCACCAGTGCAATTTTTGCAATGGTTTCTTTGGTCTGCGGGTCTAATTGGTTCAGCTTGTCCACCAGTTCCTGAATACGGGAAACAATGGAGCGAATGGTAGGCATCAGGATGTCAGAAAAGGAAATCGCCAACTCTTCCAGCTGGGACTTCAAGATGGTTACTTGTCCGGCAAGGTTATCCTGCATGACCGCCGCCATTTTTTCGGTCGTACCATTGTAACCGTCTACTGTATCCGAACAGGTGTCAATGGCATTGGATAGTTTTTCAAAATCCGCCGGTGAACCGTTGATGATTGCCAGCATACCGGACATGGCCTCTTTGCCAAACAGTGAGGCAACCGCCTGTGCCTGTTCTGCCTCAGACAATCCGCCCAATTTCTGTCGGAGTTGTTCCATGAGTTCCCGCAGAGAATACATCTTGCCGGAACTATCCGTCAGAGAAATGCCGTACTGTTCCATGGCAGATGCTACCGTGCCTGTCGGCTTTGCCAGATTGGTGATAGCGGAACGCAGTGCTGTACCAGCCTGTGAAGATTTGATACCGGCGTTTGCCATCAGTCCGATGGCAATGGCAGAATCCTCAGCTGAGTATCCCAAAGAACCCAGCACCGGAGCGGCATACTTGAAAGTTTCGCCCATCATGCTGACGTTGGTATTGGCATTGCTTGATGCCGCTGCCAGAATATCCGCAAAGTGTCCGCTGTCCGAGGCAGACAAACCGAAAGCGGTCAGAGCATCCGTGACAATGTCCGAAGTAGATGCCAAGTCTTCACTACTGGCGGCGGCAAGATTCATGATGCCTTCGATACCGCTGAGCATATCGCTGGTCTTCCAGCCTGCCATAGCCATGTAGTTCATAGCATCCGCTGCCTCACTTGCAGAGAACTTCGTTTTACTGCCCATTTCACGTGCTTTTTCCCGGAGAGCATCCATCTCTGAACCGGTCGCACCCGAAACAGCTGCCACCTTTGACATGGCGGAATCGAAATCCGCACCGGTTTTCACGGCAATGGTTCCCAGAGCCGTGACACCAGCGGTGACCGGCAGCAGCTTTTGTCCTACACCGGAAATCTTATCCCCGGCGGACTGCAGCGTTTCTCCCAGAACGCCCATCTTTTCCAAGGCGGTGTGAGAATTGTTTGCTTCTGTGGTCAGGCGTTTCAGTTCGTTTTCGGTTTCGATGATCTCACGCTGCAAAGCATCATACTGCTGCTGTGAGATTTCACCATTCGCAAGAGCCGTATTTGCCTGTTCTGCCGCAGTTTTCAGTACTTCCAGCTTTTCCTTGGTGGCAGACACCGCATCTGCCAGCAGCTTGTGCTTCTGGGATAGGAGTTCTGTGTTGGTGGGATCAAGCTTCAGCAGCTTCTGGACATCTTTCAGCTGTGTCTGTGTCCCCTTGATGTCCCGATTGACAACTTCCAGGGCTTTGGATAGCTTGGTGGTATCACCGCCGATTTCTACGGTAATGCCTTTGATGCGGTTTGCCATGTAATCACCTCAGTTCTAAAAAATTATCAGCTTTTTTATCAGTAAATCTATTGACATTTATGTAAAAATGACGTATACTATAAGTGGAGGTGTAGCGTATGAATATTATTGCAGCAATTCAAAATACCATTTCTATTTCGCAGTTCAATCGTGGACTTGCAGGAAAAATTTTTCAGGATGTCAAAAACAGCGGTGCAAAAGTTGTTATGAAAAATAATGCACCGGAATGTGTGCTTCTTTCTCCGGATGAATATGTCAGCCTGATGGATGAAGTGAATGATGCCCGCTTACTCACTCTGGCTGTAAAACGAATGGAAAAATTCAATCCGGAAGAAACGATTCCGGAAGAAAAAGTTATGAAAGACCTCGGAATCACAGACGACGATTTATCCGACTTTGATGAGGTAGAATTTGAATGAATTGGGAAGTAGAATATCTGCCGGAAGCCGAAAGTGATTTAAAATCGCTTGACGGAAGTCAAAGAATACTGGTCTTAAAAGCAATCAAGAAAGTGAAACAAAATCCGCTTCCTGTTTATGAAGGCGGATATGGGAAACCGCTTGGAAACAAAAACGGCAATGATCTAACTGGCTTTCTGAAAGTCAAACTGAAAAGTGCAGGTCTTAGAGTCGTATACAAAGTTGTCAAGCAAAATGATAAGATGCTGATTATTGTAATTGGTGCCAGAGCCGATGAAGAAGTATACGGCATTGCTCAAAAAAGAATACAGGAAAATGACTTGTAATCAAAACGCATCAAAGTCACTCTGATCTGCCAGCACATCATAATGACAATCGTCATTCTCCCGTTCGGTGAACATATCATTCACCAGACCAATGGTCAAAAAATCCAAATCGCCCATTGACAAACCAAGTTGAACGCACCGCAGCAAAAACAGCGGTGTGGTCATCGGTCGGTCAATCGGGCGATGTTTTTTTTAGACTTGACCTGCGTTTCTACGTTCAAACCCCAGAGATCGATCAGCTGCGGCAAAATCTCATAAATGCTGAATGTGTTAAACTGTTCCAGAAAGTCGTCCGGATTATCAGGAACATTCTCCGGAGCAGCGTGTTTTGCCATGATATAAGCGATGTTCTCAAACACCTCAAGACTTTCAATATCCAGTGCAGAGGATTCCTCCGTATTTTCCCCCACAGACTTTTGCAGTGCCGCAAAGTCCTGATAAATATCTCTGCGGAATTTCAGACGATACAGCCTTGGAACTGCTGCACTTGCCTTAAATGGCACATCAATGCCGTCAATGGTGATGGTCTTCTGAATTGCCATACTGCACTCTCCTTACGCTTTTACAGATGCTGCGGATACTTTACCACTCTGTACAGCGGCAGCCAGATCTGGCATATATACCGCCTTGTACCAATTCTCATAAACCTCGGCATCCGTTTTCTCACAGGTTTTAGTTTTTACCAAGCCACTGTTCAACGCCGTTGCGGTCAAAGACAGCGTTTCCGTTTTAACTTCCTTTTCGTCCTCAATGGTGCTGGATTCTGTTGCCGGACGAGAGGCAGAGCAGCAGAACAGACAGTGACGAATTTTATTCTTATCGCCGCTGAATTCAAACAGCAGTGCAAACTGCGATACTTCTGCGGTATTGGTTTCCGTGAGAATGCCCTTTCCATCCAGCTTCTCACCGAGAATGTCTGTCGCAAACTCAAGCGGAACCAGTGCAATTTCCAGATCGCCGGTGTAACCAGAGTTATTGTTGATCACATAGTACACACCATCGTCAGCGTAAAAATTGGATGCTTCACCTTCTGCA